ATGTTTAAACCGGAACTCCTTTCCCCGGCGGGAACGCTGAAAAATATGCGTTACGCTTTCGCTTATGGCGCAGATGCTGTTTATGCGGGCCAGCCGCGTTATTCCCTGCGTGTGCGCAACAACGAATTCAACCACGAAAATCTTCAGCTCGGCATCAATGAAGCCCACGCGCTGGGGAAAAAGTTTTATGTCGTGGTCAACATTGCACCGCACAACGCCAAGCTGAAAACCTTTATCCGTGACCTGAAACCGGTGGTGGAAATGGGGCCGGATGCGCTGATTATGTCCGATCCAGGGCTGATTATGCTGGTGCGTGAGCACTTCCCTGAAATGCCGATCCACCTTTCGGTGCAGGCTAACGCCGTGAACTGGGCGACGGTGAAATTCTGGCAGCAAATGGGCCTGACCCGCGTGATCCTCTCTCGCGAGCTGTCGCTGGAAGAGATTGAAGAGATCCGCAATCAGGTGCCGGATATGGAGATCGAGATCTTCGTTCACGGCGCGCTGTGCATGGCCTACTCCGGTCGCTGCCTGCTCTCTGGCTATATCAACAAGCGCGACCCGAACCAGGGCACCTGCACCAACGCCTGCCGCTGGGAGTACAACGTCCAGGAAGGGAAAGAAGATGATGTTGGCAACATCGTACACAAGTACGAGCCGATTCCGGTGCAAAATGTTGAGCCGACGCTGGGTATCGGCGCACCAACCGACAAAGTGTTTATGATCGAAGAGGCCCAGCGTCCGGGCGAGTATATGACCGCGTTTGAAGATGAGCACGGCACTTACATCATGAACTCGAAAGATCTGCGCGCCATCGCCCATGTAGAACGCCTGACCAAAATGGGCGTGCATTCGCTGAAAATCGAAGGTCGTACCAAATCTTTCTACTATTGTGCACGCACCGCACAGGTTTACCGCAAAGCTATCGATGACGCCGCTGCGGGAAAACCGTTCGATACCAGCCTGCTGGAAACTCTGGAAGGTCTGGCGCATCGTGGCTATACCGAAGGTTTCCTGCGTCGTCATACTCACGACGATTATCAGAACTACGAATACGGTTATTCAGTTTCTGACCGCCAGCAGTTTGTTGGTGAGTTTACCGGTGAGCGCAAGGGGGACCTCGCGGCGGTAGCGGTGAAAAATAAATTCTCCGTTGGCGACAGCCTTGAGCTGATGACGCCGCAAGGCAACATTAATTTTACCCTTGAGCACATGGAAAACGCCAAAGGCGAAGCTATGCCGATAGCACCAGGCGATGGTTATACTGTGTGGCTCCCGGTCCCGCAGGATCTTGAGCTCAATTACGCGCTGCTGATGCGTAATTTCTCCGGGGAAACCACGCGTAATCCCCACGGTAAGTGATTAATTTCGATTATTTTTCCCGGATGGAAAATTCTTAGAAACCGATCACATACAGCTGTATTTATTAAGGTTATCATCCGTTTCGCTGAAAAACATAACCCATAAAATGCTAGCTGTACCAGGAACCACCTCCTTAGCCTGTGTAATCTCCCTTACACGGGCTTATTTTTTGCCTGTAATCTACTGAAATAAATGGATTTATTTCTTACAATGTCCACACATTGACCACATCAAACAAACCCCGTCCACAAACGGGGTTTTTTAATACTTTCCCCTCCCCCTTCGCTGTAGATCCTTTTATTAAAACTTCATGCATCATTTTGCAAAACCCAGAGCACAGCAAACCAGCCGCCAGCCCGCGCCGCGCAAGGCTTCGACATATCCGCGACCCAAAACTACCAGATGCCACCGAGTCATTTTGATCGTCACGAAAACCAAAACGATCCTTTTAAAAACATCATGTTATCCAGTCGGTTAGCGACTGGCGACGCGGTGACTTTTGCAAAGTGCTGCAAATCTTTGCGCAGCGTGCAAACGCCCGCAGGATACAAAAGCCCAGCAGCGGCGCAGGCTGGCGGGGTGCTTTGCGCAAAATTTCTTTTGCAAAATTTTTATGATCCAAACTGCGCAGGCGGGTGCGGTGTAGTGCCGTTTCCGTCTTGGATCCGCTTCCGTCTGCCTGCTGTCGCTTACGCTGTGGGCCGCTGTTGAACGAACGAAAGAAAGGCCGCACGGTGGCGGCCTTTAATATTTGCGCCTGCTGTGGCGCGTTCTGTGGTGTCTGGTGAGATCTGCGGTACTGCCGCTTTTTGTCAGGCTATCAGGGGACCGTATTTGCTTTTCAATGTATCGGTTTTAGTGGCCGCTGCGGTGAACTGCGCAGCCTGCCCGCTGGCCCCTGTATTGGGGTGAGTATGTGACGCGGCGGTCTCTGCCAGTTCCCTCACCACGTCCAGGGTGTCAGTGAGTAGTGTCAGTACGTTAATTTCTTCGCTTCCCAGTTTTACCACCGGGGCAATCAGCTGTTGCGCCTGGGCCACACTTCGGCGGATACCGCTGATTTTCTCAGTCAGTGCGCCGCTGACGTTTGACGTGACATTCCCTTTCACGTCGTCTGTAACATCGCCCGCGACGTCCCGTTTTGCGTTCCGGCCAACACTGACGGAATTGTCCTTGCTGCAGGTTACTGTCAGGTTGCCGGATGTGCCGATACTGTAATCACCCTCGCTGATATGGACCACCGCCCCGGCCAGAAGAGTGGCCGTGCCAAGCACGGTTGTTTTATCCGTTGCCTGGACCGTAGTTTCACGGACAACCACTTTGCGGATCTCTTCGTCGGTGGTGACTTCGCGCATCATGGAGTTTTCGCGGATTGTCTGGTCCGTCTGGCGTTCCCAGTCTCCGGCAACCGTCACGCGCTGCGATACACCATCGCGCTGTTGCTGCAACTGCTCGCCGGGTTTAACCGCTGGCAGGTTATGACCCTCCGCCATAATCTGGCGCACGAAGGGCTTATCCTGCCGCCCCTCAGTGAACCCGATTTCAACCAGCGTGCCAGGGGGCGGAAACTGGAACATTCCCGACTCGCTGCCCGCCATTGGTACAGGTAGCGGAACGGCAGAATAAACCGGCGTATTTGCGGCTGGCTTGCCGTATTCGTCAAGCAGCTGGAGATCCACGGCATAGCGCGGGCGGAATGGATCGGCAATATTACCCCCTGAAACATCCTCGCTTGGCGCTTCCACCCTGGCGAATTTTGGAAGATGCAGGCCGCTTGCCAGCTCCGGGAATGCGTTTTCAATCTGCCGCTGAATGGGTGATTTTTGCAATGGCTGGCCGTTGGCTTTGTTGCGTGGCTGCCAGGTGATTGTCATGTCGTCGTTATTTAGCCGGACCTGGTTTAACCGCTGGCCGTTCACCTCAGCACCCGGGCGCAGGCTCTGAATCATCGGCACAACCATTGAATTGCCGCCTGCCGATGCCTGGCTAAATTCGTGCGGGATCTCTACTGGTTTACCCGCAAAAAGACTGTGCTCAGCAGCACCGACGAAGACATCCCCGTCCGGCAGCTGATACCAAAGATAATCCGTCATTGAAAATGCTCGGCCCAGACTGGCAAAAAGCTGGTAGCCCGTGCCGCTGTGCGTAAAGTGGGGGATCGGTTTATCTGCATAAGCAGCGCCGACCGGCGTTGTGACGGTCAGCCCGCTTTGCTCACTTATCCAGTCAGTAATCTGGCGCAACGTTGGATGCTGGAAAGAACACGGCCACAATTTATCAAAGATGCCGACCAGCTCACGCACGAACAACCGGCATGTTCCATTATCAGCAGGCTGTGACCGTTCGACGTACCCGGTAAACCAGCGCAGGACCAGACCATCATAACCAACATCGATACGCACCATTTTGCCGGTGTAATCTGTCTCTGTCCCCGCCGTAATAAACCCCCGACCGCACGCGTTCAGCTCCAGCACGATATTGCAGTCAATCAGATGGACCGGATCAGAGGAAAGGTACAGGCGTTTAATTGGTTTCATCGTTTAATTACCCCAGCGCATCGTTGACCGGCTTTAAGACCTTTTCTTCAAACCAGCTCATTTTGTCGGCTGGTTCATCAGCACCTGCAGCCGGACCCGCGCCCTTTGCCCCTGTTTGCCTGGTGGTGGCCGTCGCGTTGCCTTTTCTGGCCTGTCGTTTTTCCGGGACGCTGCCTTTTTCACGCAGGGTGAAACTTACCTGCCAGGCAAGGCGATCCTCCTGCGGTACGGCATCAATCTGACCGGTGAACGTGGCTTCACGAAGGTTGATAGCCGTTGCCGTCGCATTGGCAACACGGTACTTTTTCAGTGCGCCGCTGGCTTCGGTTGCGGATGCCAGCTGGAAAAGCCGCTGTAAAACGGCTTCATCGTCGAATGTCACCAGACCCGACACGCGCAGCTCTTTGGCCTTGATACCCTGTTCAGCATTGGCCGTGCTCGATGTCTGGCCCGACTGGTCCTTCTCCTGAAACTGCATGGAAGGTGAAACCAGCATGTTCTGCATGGCGATCCCTTCACCATCAAGCGCGAGTAATGCGGTCTGGCTCATGTAGCATCCTCCCTAAGTCAGATAACGAATCCCCGATAAACATCATCGCGGCGGTATGCACTGCCGTTGTTTGCGGGATGCATTTCAGCAATTCAGCGGCAGCAACGGCATAACTCCCGCTGTAACTGAATGAAAAAATATTCGCACTGGCGGCTTTCAGGTCGTCCAGTCCCTGGCTGAGTGAGGACAGCAAACCGGCCCGTTCCTGAATAAATCCCGTCACCTGGTTTTTTAGATCTGTTGTGGTGGTACTGACTGCGGCGGCCAGCTGCGCGGCGGCAACACGCTGGGCATTCAGCGCCAGCCGGTTGGTTGAGACTGATAACGGCGCACTGGCTGGCAATACATCGGCTTTAACCGGCAACTGCATTTTTACCGTGCTGAGTTCTGCGGCGGCTGCCGCCATGCGGCTTACCTGCGTAAAAGCGGGGGCAGGAAATACGGTGGACAGTTTATTCAGCCCCTGCATAAATGCGTCGTGGGTATTCTCCGCTACCATCATGACGATGACATCGCCGCTACCGCCACCGGATAACAGCTTTTTAGCAAGATATTCCATCGCATTGGCCGGACTAAGATAAGCGCCTGAATCCGTGGACTGACCCAGCCCATACACCCACGGATGGGCCGGAATGATTGAACAGGATAATGCCGACATATCATCGGCAATCCTTATAATTGAATCACGCCACATCGGCAGGTTGCTCCGGCCAGACAATATCTGTCGCTGAGTCGGTATCAATGCGCATCAGCGATACCCTGTATTCACGCCAGGCAGTAAAAAGCGCTTTTTCTGCGTCCGTCGCTTTACCCAGATCAACGGCATCCTGCAAAGGTGCCAGGATATTGCTGGCCGCAGCCATCAGGGCAGATTTTTGCGTCTCAGCCCTTACGATTGATTCTTCTTCAGAAAGCGGCAGGGGGTCAGAAAGGACCGGCTGACCATATTCATTTGGGATGATGATACGCCCTGAACTCTTATCAATCAGATACTGATACCAGCGCTCAGAAATCAACAAGGCGTCAGCAGGCCAGCCCAGTTCCGATTTTTCATAATCTGGCTTCAACGAAAGGAAGAAAAATCCATTCATGGAAGCACTGTAATAATATTGCTCATCCATTTTTTAATATCCCGTTGCCAGCCAGAACAAAGGAAAGCCCTGGTTTGCGTTAAGCCTTGCCGTCGTATTGGAATATTGCGACACCGAACATTCGAGCGTCCCGGCCACATTCGAGGTAAAAGGCGTGACCTGAATATTCCGGCACGCATTCGGGAATGCGATCGGGAACGTAATATTTTGATAACCGGACGTCTGGTTCGTGTAACCCCACTGACGGATCCTTCCTGTTGTTCCGTCGCGCTCCCAGCCGTTTTGCCCCAGGCTGGCCGTATTTTTCAGGTTATAGCGTGCGTCGCTCTCGGCTTTTGTATACGACCCAATCGACCCCGCCGAAATGGTGATGTTTGCTGTACCGTTAAATGCCACGCCGTTGATGGTGCGGGCGGTTTGCAATTGTGACGCTGAAACCGCATTACCATTTGACGCAAGAGCGCCAATCTCTGCCGGGGTGGGCTTGTTCGCCACATCATAGGCTTTTGTCCATGCAGACCAGGTGCCACCATAAAGCGTTCGGGCATAACTGCGGGAATTGTTGTACACGCGATAAATTTGCGTGATTCCGGCATGCTTAAGGACTTCAAGAGAACCCGCGATCGCCTCCGGATAATTCGTCCCGGTTTGCGCCTGCGCGTTCGCGGGCTGGTAATAAAGCCCTGGCGTGGTGTAGTTGTTCAGATTTGCTGCATTACCAATCCCTTCGGCCAACCGAAAAATATCAGACGGGAAAAGATCGATATTACTCGATAGCGCTCGACCGTTAACCGTTCGTGTTGAGGGCACGCGACTATTAGCATTATCGTTAGCCGCCTTAACTGCTTTCGGCGTCGCGGCGACGGCTTCCGACTCGCTGTCGGTGGCGCTGCTCAGTTGAATAATCCCTTTCTGCGCTGTCGTAGCGTCCTGCGCGGTGTATTTACCTTTCGCCAGGTCATAGGTTGCCTTAACCGCTTTCGGCGTTGCCGCTACTTCTTCAGAATCGCTATCCGTGGCGCTGCTTAATTGCGTGAATCCCTTTGCGGTTGTGGTGGCGTCCGGGTGGTTGCGTGATTGTTCGTGTTTTTTCAGCGCATCACTGGCCTGTTGCTCGTTCAGCGTACCTTTTGGACGAAGATCGGTAATGACGCCGTTTGCGTCGATACTCGCAAGGGCAAACACGAAATGTTGCTCACCATTCTGCACGTAATCTTTAAGGTCGGCGGCAACCGTGATTTTGCTTTGTACCGCCCAAATGCTCGTAAGCGTTCCCATCCACGCCACATCCAGCCAGACCTTAACCGGCTTTGTTGACACGGTAATATTCTGGTTTGCGGCCAACACTGAACGCAGACCGGCAAGGTATCCAGTACCTTTAGTGACAAAATACTGGGTGCCTGTTTTCGCGACCAGATAACCCGCATCAAAGAACGACGCCGCACCATACAGATCGATATTTTCGCGGCGCTGGCGTTCATCCATTGCCGCCAGACGGGCAGTAAAATCAATCTGCCATGTCTCTGCCGGGGTGGTAATTTCCGTTGCTTCCCTGGCTCCGCTGTATTCCATCAGCATGGAACGGACCAGAACGTTTCCCTGCTGGCCGTTCGCATTTTTGATTTTACGCTGGGTCGGGGCATGAATAATCATCGCCAGTGTACCGGTGGCTTTATTTGCCAGACCGATCCAGTTGAAATCAAAATCACCCACATCTGCCCCCATCGTGACGGAATAAACGACAGAGTTTTCATTCACAACACCGGATTTACTCACCACCTGACGATAAACAATTTTATCCGCTGCGGGTGCTGTCTCGGTATTATCAATCGGCTTATCAGCATCCAGCCCCGGAATATACGCGAAAATAAATTCATCCAGCGCGACGGGCTGATTATTAATAGCCTGCTGGGCTTTCCACTCTGTAAATGCTTTTGTAATAACAGCCTGTGACATAGGTTTTTCCTCTACTTCAAACTTGCGCTGTATGTTATTTGGGGCTGGTTATTCACATCGCCCAGGGTGGCAGGCCAGCAAATATATTCCCCCTGATACCAGCCAATATTGATATTCAGTGGCAGGGATGTGATCACTTCAAACTGGTAACGGCGGCATGTACGCCCATATTTACGGATGATTTCCAGCAGGAGATCGCCATTTTCCGCAATCTGGCTGTTTGTCACCCGAACAACAATCACGTCCCAGTCGAGTCCGTCCTGCCGCTCCAGCAATTCAACGTAACCAATCCCCAGTCGCTCAAAAATGGCAATAAAGCCCGCCACCTCTCCGGCCTGCTGCGCATTGATAAATGCGTAGCTCACCCGTTTGCGGAAGATGTCGAGCGGCTCCCCCTTAAACCGATCGATATCGCGTTCCCAGGCAATCAGGTTTAACAGCGGTTCGGGGCAGACCAGCGGGTCAAACTGCTTTAACGGCCAGGAGATCCACCCGTACACCTGCGACCAGAACTTCACGCAGGCCCGCACCAGCCTGGCGGGGTCGCCTTTGTTCAGCCACGACGGCAATTTCAGACCGGCAAGCAACTTTGAAAACTCAGTCATTCTCAATCTCCACCGTTAACCCTGACAGGCGCGGGACCGACAGTTCGCTGACAATATCCGTCAGTGAAAAATGCAGTGAATCGACAACCGGAAAAGCTTTGTGGATCTCGCGGCCCAGATTCGAAAAGGAATAGCGCGAATAGGGCTGCGTCTTCTTAACGTCGTAATTGGCGTTCTCGCGAAACGCGCAACGAATCAGGTCGGTAATACCGGTTTTTAACGCGCTCAGGTCTTCCGCTTCCATGTTTTCCACGCTTTTGACGTATACCGTTACCGTCAGGGTGTGGCTGGTTTCCGGCATGGTATAACACTGCAAATCATCACCGTGTCCGTGGTGGCCCTGGGTATTCACATAGTCGTTAACCGCATCAATAAAGGGTTGTGATATTTCGCCACTGTCCAGCAACAGGTAAGCATTTGCCGTACCCGGTCCCCGTGGGGCATCGTGCAAAAAGTAAATGCGATCAACGCTCAGGCCCAGCACGCTGGCAATCATGCTGCGGTAAATAGCGTCAGAGTGATAATTCCCCACCAGATTAAACTGGTTGCGGGTACGGTCGCGCAGCTCGTCGTCGCTTTCCTCGTTGGCTCCCGGCGTAATCAGCCATTCGTCCTCATTGACCGCGCTGGCAATCCCGGCCACCGCAACGGGTAAAATCCGGTAATAGCCTGGCGCAAGGTTATAGCCGCTGCCGGTGCCGGTCGCCGTGACGGTAACCAGCCCGCTTTCAACCCCGGCAGGCAGCGTCACGTCTTCATTCACCGCCAGCACATAAACCACGCCGTTAATGCGCTCGGTTTGCACCAGTGTTCCGGCAGGCACGACGACCACATCCGCCGCGTTCAGCTTGTAGAACCGCAGCACGCCAGCGGCAGCGCTGGCCGGTTTAGGCACGATATGAACCGCCCAGGCCAGCAGGCGCAGCATGGGACCGGTGGCCGTCGCAACAAACATATTGCGCAGGACCACATCGATCATCGCCGCCCGCAGCCATAACACCGGCGTGGTGACAATCTTCGAAATCAGCCGCCAGAAAGGCGACATCCTCGACGTGTTTGTAACGAACCCTTCCGCCTGCACGGTGGCTTTAAACGCTGCCGTAATTTCGGCCTCTGTCGCGGGCATCCCGCTGTCATTCAGTACCTTTTCGAAATCAACGTCGGGTTTCTCAGTCATAGTTAACCTCTGTACTGACAGGGCCGAAATCGTAGGTTTCCGCCGTGATATACAACCTCGAAAGGGTTTCTTCGGTGATCACTATGGTTCCTGGGACCAGACGTTCGTCGCTTTCCACCAGTAAGGACAGTTGTGTCAGCACGTCACCGCGCATTGTCGGGCTACGTTCACCGATCAGGCGGGTGGTGATACCGCTTTCCAGAATGCTGTGAATAATGTCCTGGGTGATGCTGTCGCGGTTATCGCAACGGCGCGGCTCGTTGCCCGCTGTCCAGCGTGAAATCGCCGTCAGTGATCAAAAGGTCGATGTATAACGGTTCGGTACTCATCCTGCGTTAAGCTCCTGCCATTCAGCCAACTGGGCCGGGGTGATTCCATTGGGGGCGTTGATGTAGGTATCGCCCCACGTTTTACGGTTATCAACAGCGGTTTTGCTGTCGCTTTTAACTTGACTCATCAGGCCGCCGCGTGGGATGCCTGCATTAATTCGGTTCCCCGTCAGCACGGACGGGCTGTTCAGCTTCGATGAACCTGCAGCACTGTCAGGAATGACCGCATTTGCCGGAACGGCAGCCGCTGCCGATGGCGAAACGGTTTTCAGGTCGATGTTGACGCCGGGGATCTTGTTTAACTTCTCAACAATCCAGTTATAGGTAGACGCAAAGGTATTTTTGAGGACGTCAAAAAGTTTGCTGAATACCCCGCCGATGGTTTGTGCGAACCCTTCAAAGGTGGCAAGCGGGGAAAGACCGGCAAAGAAATCAACCACCACGGCCCAGCCGTCTGTGATGGACTGCCAGACCTGCGCAAACACCTGGCCTACCTGTTCAGCGACCGACATCACCCAGGCAAAAGCCGACGTATCCATGATTGCTGCTGCCAGTTCTTCCCAGTGGGTGATGACGTACCAGACCCCCACGGCCAGAAGTGCCAGCCCGGCAACGATCAGGGTGATCGGACTCATCAGGAGTTGCATTGCCGCCCCGGCAAACATGGTCGCCGCACCGTAAACCCGCATGGCAATGGCTCCGGCCTTTAACGCGATATTCCATGCAGCAAGCGCGATGCGGCAGACGCCAGTCCACAGCGCCAGTAATTTTGACTGGATCCACAATGCAGCCAGACCGATGCGCGTCGTCAGCAGGGACAGACGCAACAGGTTTAGCGTCCATAACAGGAGTTTCCATGCCCCGCCCAGCACTTTTGCAATTGCGGCCAGCCCTGTCATGGTGAAGCCAAAGCCCCCCATCACGATATTGACCGCCGCCCCGGCCAGCCCGAAGGACAACACGCCCAGGGTGATGTAACCCAGCCAGCGGGCAATATTCGGGAACATATCCAGCCAGCGGGCAAATTTTGTCCCCACGTCGGCAATACGGTTCATCAGCGGCGACAGGATAGGGATCAGCGTGTTACCAATCGCCACACGAATGGCAAAGAATGTCGCTTTGATACGTTCCCACGGCTCGGCCATTCGTTCGGCCATTTCCTGGGCGCGTTTCATCCCGTCATTTCGGCCCAGTTCGGTAATGCTGCGATTTAATTTATCCTGCTGGCCGTACAGCTTTTTGATAACGTCAGCGCCGCCACCGAATGCGGCGTCCAGCGCCTGTTGTGCCTTGACGTTCCCTTCAATGCTCTGCCCGTATTTGCTCTGGAGTTTTTGCAGAATGTCACCCATCGGCAGCATTTTGCCGGTGGCATCGACAAAGCTCATACCCAGCTTTTCAGCGGCAGCCGGGGCGCTGCGTAAAAACTGCTCGTAGATCCCGCTGGCCTCAGTACCCAGCGTGCGCGAAAGTGTCCCCAGGACGACGAACTGTTCATCCAGGCTGACGCCAAAGTCAGCACCGGCGCTTTTCGTCCCCTCGATAAGCTCCTGCATGGTCTGCATTTTCACGCCAAAGTTTTGCACCATGTACGCCGTTTTCCCTGCCAGCTCTTCGGCAAAACGCACATGGCCCAGACTGGACAGCTCCGCGTTGAAGCGTGACGCCATCGCGCCGATGTATTCGCCTGCCTCTTCGCCGCTGGCCTTGACGCCTGCGGCCAGGGTATTGGCCGCGATGGTAACGCGGGGCAGGTCCAGATCGGACAGGCCCGCCATTGCGCCTTTCATCGCGTAGCTTGACCGGACCACATCAACGGCCCCTTTGCCGTAGCGCATACTGAATCGCATGGCTTCGCCGGACAGACGCTTCAGCGCGTCCTCTGCCACGCCTTTGGAACCCACTTCTGCAAGCGCGGCGTTCATCTCATACGCCGGACCCACCACGCCCGCGATGGACTGCGCCACGCCCCAGACAGCAGCCGCACCGATCCCGATTTTTGTAAAAGACGCCTGCGATTTTTCGGCAAAGCCGGACAGCGAAGACTGGGCCGTCTTTAATGGCCGCGTCAGCTTATCGATCAGGCTCAGGGTAAAATCCAGGTGGCTCATATCAGTTTCCGTTAAATGCGATTGCTATCCCTTCCGCCGTCTTACTGGCGCGGGTCTGGGCGAAATATTCATCCAGCCACAGGGCGCGGGCGATGCTTTCTTCGTCGTCGTCTTCGTGCGGGAGGTAATAGCGGCGCAGGGCAAGGTATTGCTCAAGCACATTCTTGCGAATGGCCGCCACCCGCGCCGTCAGTTTTTTACTTCGATCTCAAGTTTGGGGGAGTAAATCTCGTTCACCTTCTCGACGATCTGCATTTCGCAACCCGGATAATCTTCCATCAGCTTGTTGAGCGCCTCTTTACACTCGGCATCAACAATGCGGCCCAGATAAGTCACCATCGGGGCAACCTTATTGGTCATGGTCATTTCGTTAAGCAGGTTGTTAAACGCGGTTTTATTCGGCTCAAAGCTCAGATTTACGCCCGCCACGGTCATGGCGATTTTTTTCGATTTGCTCATTGTGCTAATTCCTTACGTTGTCGAATTATGCCCACCAGGGCGTTATGTCGGGCGGCGCAGTCGGTATACATCAGCCGGTAGGCTTTCAGCGCCGCGTCAAAGTCATTTCCGGTCGGTCCGGCCAGACGTGGCAGCGTGACCGGGCAAAGTGTCAGCTGGTTTTCCTGATAATTTTCGTTCGGCTTGATCTGCACTTTCGTTGAACAACCGGACGTAATCATCAGAAGCGCAAACGTTGCTAAAAACCGGCTTAATGGTTTCCGTGCGGATAACCCGTTCCGTGTGAATTTCATTGGCCCTCAGCTCCGCGAGTTTTGCTTCCAGCGCTTCACCAGACTGCTGTGTCACCTCAACAACAATCTGGCGCGTTTGTTCTGCCGCTTCACTGGCAGCGAGTTTCAGCTTTGCGTCGTGCCAGTCATGCGCCTGCCAGCCCGCTGACATCGCAGCGACGAGAATCAGCAAAAGACCCAGCAAATTGCGCATCAGCGAACCCCGTTATGCTCAAGACTGAAATGGTTGCCGTCCGGCTTACTGAAACGTCCACCCCACGATCCGCCGATAGATTCCCAGTATTCGCCCAGGGGGCGGTATGCGGCGCTGTCGGCCTGGTATTCGCCGTTAATAAACAGGTTAAAATCCACCGCGAGGCGCTGGGTATGCAGGCTGTTAGCAATGCCACTCCCTTTTTTTGCGTTAAGCGCGGCCTGTTCCGGCGTGCGGTACGCTTCGCCAAACGTCAGGCGATAGCCCTTTTCTTCGGCAAAATGAATCAGGCTGGCGATCATCACCGTGAAAAGTTGCTGTTTTTCACTCAGTTTCATTGCGCTTGCTCTCCCATCGCTTGATATACATATCCAGGCAGCGCTTTAACCCTGCCTCAATAAACGCGCTTCCCAGAATGCCCAGGGCGCAGGCCAGCCCAATGACGACCAGTTCCGGCATATCGGGGAATTTCAGCAGAGGGATTGCGGCCAGCGGTGCGACCGCAGATCCCAGAATCATCCGCCCGACCAGCAGGCGGGTTGTGATTCGCTCATTGCCGACCATCAGTTGCCCCAGGCCAATCACGGCCCCGATAAGCAACAGCTTTTCAAGCAGTGACGTTTCTCCGTTCATCATCGTGTCAGCCTTTCAAATCGCGAGTGTCGCGGGCTGACAGGTACGGCACGCCGTCAATCGCGACAAAGTCCGGGCTTGTCACCATGAATTTAATTTTCTTCGTGGTTTTGCTGGCCTCGTTGGGGTTGATGTTGACGATGTCGGACAGCGTCGGAACGCAGCCAAACACCTCGATTTTTTCTTCGTCGTCCCCGGCGTTGGCGTAGAACAAAAAGTCCTTTGCCGGAATGGATCGCCAGGAACCTGCGGCACGGGCCACGGCGGTAAACTTTTTAAAGTTCTGGGAGTCGACTTCGACTTCCACATCCGCCGAAACTGACCCTTTCGTGTGGCCGTTCGGGATGCCACGCGACTGCGCAACGGCGCTGTTATCCGTAATGGTGACGGTGGCGTTTTCGACGTGAATCATGATGCTGTCGTAGTTCACATCGAACGATCCACCGCTGATACGTTCAGTCATTGATTAGCTCTCCAGTGAGGTGTCCAGTTCGATGCTGACGCTGATTTCTTTCGCGCTCTCATACGGTCGAACCACAAGGTAAATCTGCACCGCTTCGCTACTGGTCCAGGTGATGGTGATGTCGCCGTCCTTTGGTGGCTTCACTTCGCCCGGAAATTCGACGCCATTGATCTGGGTTGAAATCGCCATTTCGCGCAGCGGCTTGCCGAAATAGGTTTCATGCGCGGCGATGCTGCCCGGTGTGCTGTTCAGTGAACGATCGGCAATTTTTGGGATTGCACGCAGACGGACGCGGCGGGAGGCTTTATCAACCACGCGCACGTTTTCAATCACCTGATAATCACCGCCTTCAACGTCCAGGGTGCGACCGTCAGCCCAGTAGATGCCGTCATAATCGTGATACCACATCGGCACGCTGTAGCGGTTCGCCTGCAAGGACTGCAACACGGCCAGATCAATTTCGGCCCCCGTCCCGTCGACCGGCAGGCCGTCGCTCCCCAGCGCGGTGACTGCGCCGGTTGCGACGCGGGCGGGGCTGTCTGCCACCGTCACCGAACGGTTACACAGGCGACCGACCAGGACGCCGGGTTCGTTACCCCACAGACGCGGGACCAGTTGCACCCCAGGCGATGCAATACCGTCCTGGAGTGCTGCCAGACGCGTCACATAGTCGCTCCACGCTTCGTCCTTTTCCGGCCCACCCACAGCAAGGGCAAACCAGATAAAACGCCCAAAACTGGCCTGTAAGGTGACGCGCATTTCCGTTGCACGGTTGATGGTGGCCTTGTCGGTGGTATCAAAAGCCAGAAGGATCCCTTCCACGGATGCCACGCTCTGGGCCTGTTTGACCGCGCTCATCCAGTCTTCGTCTGGTTTATAGCCCTCGGCTTCCGTGTCCGGTTGTTCCAGTACGTGCACATAAGCAAACCAGTTCTGACCGGCGTTATTGGCCGCAGCGGCCACAATGCTTTTTAACAGGCTGTCTTTGTCGCCCAGGGCTTTATCCAGATCGCTGTCGGTATTCAGCGACTGGGTTTTCCCGATGTTAGTGTCGCCGTAACCCACAAAGAGGATGACGCGCTCGACGTCGTTCGTTGTGCCGTTGAAGCGGTTTTTCTGACTGACGTTGACTGTAGGCCAGGTCATTTTTACCCCCTGATATGCTGCGCGTTGACGTCCCAGCCGAAGCCGATTGCCTGCATTTGCCGCGCAATAATTTGGTTAAATTCGTCGTTGCTCACCCCCAGAAAAACGCGTCCAGGAATATCAATGGTCCATGTGCGTTTTGAGGGTGTGCCTTTCAGTTTTCGAATCAGTAATCCCGCCTGGGCCATGCTCATGGTTTCCATGATTTGCCTGCTGGACGGCTTAACCCAGCGCTTGCCCTTGCGGGTTTTGTAGCCCAGCGCCCGCAGGCGCTTGGCCTGTCGCGGTAGCGCGGGCTTGTCAGCCTGCGGCTTGCGCGGGGCGTTACTGGCTTTCATCTGGATCCGTGCGCCGTCCTGCTGGACCGCACCGACCAGACCCGCCGCAATGGGCTTCGTCCCGTTCCGGTAGTTCCCGCCCTTGAGGTAAATTCTTACCCCCTGAATCTCCGGCATTTCACGCACGGCCAGCAGTTTGGGCAGCCCTTTTAGCATCTTCCCTTTGCCACGCTTGCGCGGCTCCCACGACGTACCGTCCGGGGCCGCCTGCTGGCGCTGGTGACGTTTTGCCGCTGCAACAATGCCCAGCTTTGCAATACGCCATAAAAGGCGCTGGCGCTTACGCGGGGGAAGGTCAGCTTTTGCCAGCGTTTCCCGCATCTGCTTTAGCTGTTGCTGGTTCAGCTCCCCACGGATCACGACGCGTCACCACGCTGGACAATAAATTCCAGTTGCGACGCCTCCCAGATTTCGGGGTTTACGATGTCCCATTTCTTGCCCTTGAAAGGGATCGGTCCTTTTTCCACTTCACGCAGGACCAGCGGATCAACCAGCGGGACAACCACATCCAGAATACATGACCCTTCGTCGTCGAACTCCGGGTCCACGGTGGGATCGGCTAACTTCAGCTCGTCGCGCAGTTCGTTGGCGAATTCATCCACCCAGGCCAGCACCAGGGCATAAATCAGCCCCGGCGAATATTTGCGGTAGGGGAAGTCATCCCACGACAAACGGGCGGTATAAGTCAGCACCCCGATCCGGCGCTGGTTGTTCCCCAGCGCTTTGGCGTTGCGTACCAGCTCGCAATCCTCCATTGAACTGGAAAACATCTGCATGGCATCAGGCGGCAGATTTGCCGTAATAAACGCCGTCAGGCTTTCAAGCTGGCTCATATCAAATGCACCCCAACGCGTGGTTGTCGCAGCATGTTTCGCATCACGTTGGCCGCCTCGGCCAGCAGGCTGGCGCGGGTGTCCTGGCTTTCCTGCCCCGGATGCGATTCACGCCGCCCGATGGTGGCGAACTCCCCCAGTAAATCGGCCTTTGCGCGGGCGTAGACCGCTTTTTTGTACTGGGCTGTTAACTGGGTTTCGTCGCCCATCTTTGCACCCGGTACATCTGCGGCCCGCTCGCAGGCTTTCGCGTTCCAGTACGTCACCACGTCGGCCAGCGCGTCGTTTACCTCCGCAATAGCGGCCAGCAGGGCCACGCCTGCGGTTTCTGGCGGCAGATCAGCGGGCAGCGTGCGCACCTTCTGAAACTCGGCCAGATCGAGATCGGGCCAGAACGTCACGCCGTTGGTGATCGCTGTTGGCGTCACCGTCACTGGCTTGCCGCTGATACTGAAACTTGGGCCACTCATTGGCGTACCTCGGTTTTGCAATAGAAACGGGCTAACGGGTTCCACGGCCAACAACCGCATGGTTGATGCCTCCCCCGCGCCCGTCCCGGCTAGCGGGAGTCTTTAAAGCTGGGTCAGGCCGTTAATCCGGGCGCGGATTTTTTCGCGCATGGTCTTAACTCCGGCGTTTTTGTTGTACGCCGCCGCCTGGGCCAAAAGGGCGTCGGCCTGCTCCAGCGTGTTCACATCATCCACGGCAGTGGCTCGCGGCTGCCCCTTCTCGTCGCGCAGCAGGTAAAGACCGGCGAACTTGAACCACTTCGCGTTAATGTCTTCGTGCAAACGCCACTTTTCGCGGATGTTTTCAAAGGTGCGGCTGAAATAGGGCTCGATGCTGTGACCGGCTTCCGCCTGCATGATCGCCCACTCCAGCACCGTGTCGGCCACAAAGGCAGGCAGGTTGCTTTTGAAGTTTTCCGGCGTGGCCTGGCTCTCACTGATAGCCACATCAGCCCAGTCCAGCGCCTTGCCCATTTCCCCCGTATCGAACAGCCAGATCACGCAGTAAACCAGGGCCGGATTGGCAAAGCGGGCATCACCGGAAAGGTATGCTTCAACGGTTGGCATCCAGCGCGGCAAAAGAACATCGCACTTCATGTCCATACGGTCAGCGCGTGTCAGATTGCGAAGCCGTTCAACATCCTTTTCCAGTTCCAGCATTTGAATGTGAAAGCTGACCGGCGATGCCGTCAGGGCTTCGCACTTATCCAGCGCCTTTGCGGCTTTAATGCGTGCTCGGTGTCGCTGACACGGGGTCATAGCCATTTTTACGCGCCCCCTCCCGGTGCAACTTCGCCGGTCGCAAGGGTGATTTTGTCGAATGCCGCATACAGCTCGTCATGCTCGACGCCGTAACCTTCCATGCGCAGATAGTTGTTCTCGAAGCGCTTGCGGTCGTCGTTCCATTCCGCTTTACGCTTACGTGTACCCTGCTGGGTGTAGATATGCAGGTTGTCCAGCGTGGTGACGATAAGGCGACCCTCCGGCATAAACGGCGGGGTGTACACGGTACGGCCAGCAACCTGGCGGCCAATAAGCTGCGCGGCAACTTTCTCAGTCGGGCGATCAATCTTATTCATCATTGTGGTGGCGTCGTTGCCGATAAGGTCAGCGGAAGCCAGCACGACCAGGCGTGGGTCATTGCGGAATGGCTCATAAATGCAGGTGTGCACAAGGTCCGTGACTGCCGCGTCCAGCCCAATAAAGTCAGCCCCTGACGCACCGATAGTGACGGCATCAGAAATAATCTGCTCAGATGAACGGTCTTTAACGATTTTGTGCCAGCCGATGTTGACGTCTTCGCCGTTCGGGTTAGCTTCCGGGTCGGTGTCTTCTGCAACACTCGTACCGTTGAACGCCACGCGTAACATGTCCAGCGCGAAAGATTCGTTGCTGAATGCCTGAATACGCTGGAAAAACTCCTCTTCGCTGCCCGCGTTCGCCCAGACAACCAGCAGGGAGTAAGGCAGATACGAACCAGAATCCGTTTCTACCAGCTTGTACTCGTTACCGGACACACCCAGGGCGCGAGAGAAACGACCGTCTTTTTTACGTCCGGTATAAATACCCGGTTTACCGGTGCTGACCACCTGGCCGGTGATCTGGTCCACATCCAGCACGTTAGGCAGCAGACGCAGGAACTCAGAACTTTGCAGCAGGGCATTGCGCAGCTGGGTTTCTTTCGGATTGGTCAGCGAGAAGTAGCGCGACGTGTCCACCTGGCCGTTAGCTTTCGCCAGGCCTGCGGCAAACTTACGCAGCATCTGCTCTGCTTTTGGGGTTAATTGCATAATCTTTTATTCCTGAAAAGAATGGCTGTTAAACAAACTCAAACGGTTCTTTGCTTCCGCCTGGCGCACTGCCAGGGCGGCGCGTATTGCCGTTTTCCATCGCTGACAACTTGGTCAGGACGGTAGTCAGCTGCGTGGTAAGGTTGTCCATCTGGTTGCCAGCTGGCTGGCGACGGGCGGAAAAGTCACGGCGACGGCTGGCGCGTGGGCGCTTCGCTGGCGTCACATTGAATGACTTCATGACTTTTGCCAAGTTGGCTTTGGCGGCGCTGAATTCTTCTGCTTTGACTTCGTCTTCCGGGTTTTCGATAACGTCCTGCGCCAGCTCGGCCACCTCGTCGGCAGCATCAGCGATCTGGGCGGCAACATCTGCCACCACATCAGCGGCCTGTTCCGGGGTATCAACCGTGTCAGCATCACCCGTTGCGGCGTCTTTACCGCTTTTAAGCAGATCCAGCATTTGCTGAATGAGCGCTTTTAATTCTTCCATTTTTTCTCCGTCGCCCTCGGTGGGCTTATCAGTGTTTGGCTCTGGCGTTGGCGTAAAATCTTTACTGGCCGAAAATAAACGCGACCAGAAAGAATCTTTTTTATCCGGTTTACTTGTCTGTAATTTTCCTAAGCTGAATGTTTCCAGACTCCCGCGCTCGGCGTCTTTTTCTTCACCGGCTAAAACAAATTTAATTTTTTCCGTTCCCAGACTTGCCGGAATATCCGTCACAGCCAGCCCGAAAAGATATTCACGACCACTGCCTGCAAAATCAGTGACAAATTCGGCTGACGTAAATAACTTTTGCCCCATACGGTTGGCATCAATTAAAAATTGATTCGGGATTAACTGGGCATATAACTTCGTGACGTCACCTTCCGTTTCCACTTTCAGCGCGTCCACTTCACCCAGGTTGCAGGTAAATTCACGCTCGCCGATATCGTATTGCGGGTGGTGCGGCCAAATCATGGCGGTGTAGGTTTTGCGGGTGTAGGTTTCTGCCGCATCAATCAACCATTGCGGTTCAATGGTGCGACCGTCCACAGCCTGTCCAGATGTGGCAATACATAGCCAATCCGTGCGGTAATGAGATTGCGGCATAGCTGACCTTTAATAATGAATTTAAATAACAATAATTCGTTTGTGGTGGTCAGTATTGCGAATTGATTAAAACAGCGCGACCGCTTTATTTCTTATGTATTCGGTTATAACTGGATAGCCACTTTATACCGATATTTAATCATCAATTTTGCAAAATAATCCCGCCATAATAGCCGCATGGCTAAATATTCCGATGAATTAAAAGAAGCGGCCCGCACGCTTTATATAAAAAGCTGGACGCCGAAAGATATTGCGCAGGAACTGAATATTCCACCGCGTACAATTTACCACTGGGCTGACGTCGGGAAGTGGGCATCACTGCAGCCTGTTGAATCGGTGGAAAATGTCATCGCCCGCCGTATCGACCAGCTCTCCCGCCGCGAGAAAAAAACAGCGCTGGAACTGGAAGAACTGCGCGATCTAATTGCTCACCATGTGAAACTCATGGCGCAGCGCAACAAGCACGCCGAAAAGCTGGCAGAAATTCAGGCCCAGAAAACGGCTTATGATGGTGAAGGGTACTGCCTCAGCAGCGCAGGCGGGGAACCAGGGGAAAGAAAGCGCCGGTATAAGAAAAACGACGTTTCCGGTATTACAGCGGAAATGCTCGACACCTGGGCGCAGGAACATCTCTTCGAGTACCAGCTGCACTGCCGCGAACATAAAGGCGAAGACTGGCGCTTCATTCTGAAAAGCCGCCAGGTGGGTATGACCTATTATTTCGCCTGGGAAGCATTCGAAGACGCCGTCATTACCGGTGACAACCAGGTCTTTTTCTCTGCAAGCCGATCCCAGTCGGAAATCTTCCGCGAATACATCGTCCAGATCGCCCAGAACCATTTCGGCGTGACGCTGACGGGTAAAAATATCCGCCTCAGTAACGGCGCAATACTGCGCTTTTTGTCCACGAACGCCAGCACCGCGCAGGGCTTTAACGGCCACCTGTATGGCGATGAGGTTTTCTGGATCCCGAAATTCACGCGCCTGCATGAAGTTGCCAGCGCAATGGCAACGCATAACAAATACCGCACGACCTACTTTTCGACGCCCAGCGCGAAAACGCACCAGGCTTACCCGGTCTGGACTGGCGAAGCCTGGCGCGGGGACGACCCGAAACGCAAAGGTGTGAAGTTCCCGAACGAAAGCGAAATGTGCCAGGGCATTCTTTGCCCGGACCAGATCTGGCGCTACATCATCACGATGGAAGACGCTATCGAAGGCGGCCTCGGGGCGCTTGTCGATATTGAACGGCTGCGCAACAAATACAGCCCGACCGCGTTCGCCATGCTCTACATGTGCCAGTTTGTTGACAGTAAGGACGCGGTTTTCAAGTTCTCCGCGCTTGTCGGCTGTGAAGTGGACCGGGCCACATGGGGCGACTTTGATCTGACCGCTACGCGGCCTTTCGGCAATCGCGAAGTATGGGCAGGTTTTGACCCGTCGCGCTCCGGCGACAACTCAACATTTGTGTTAATCGCGCCCCCTATAGAGGACGGCGAGCGCTTCCGCGTGCTGGCCGTCTGGCAATGGCAGGGTTTTAACTTCAGCTGGCAGGCCGACCAGATAAAGCAGCTTATGCGCCGCTTTAACATCACTTACATCGGGATCGATACAACCGGCATAGGTAAAGGCGTTTATGACCTTGTCAGCAAATTTGCGCCACGCGAAGCCACACCAATTCTTTACAGCGTCGAAAGCAAAAACCGCCTGGTGATGAAGATGATCGACGTTGTCGAGCGTAAGCGCATCGAATGGGCAAAAGACGCCGTAGACGAAACGAACAAGGAGCGCGTCGAAATTCCGGCCAGCTTTATGGCTATCCGGCGCACGACAACCAACAGCGGCAATGCGCTGACGTTTGTTGCCGAACGTTCAGACGCGACCGGCCATGCAGATGTTTTCTTCGCTATCTCGCACGCCGTAATTAACGAACCTATCGATCACGAATATGACCGCCCATCGGGCTGGTACTTTGGGAAAGCAGCATGACAAAGAAACAGCGTAAAAATAAAAAATTCGGGTCCATGACCGGCAGCCGGGTTGAAACCTTCACGCCAGGGCGCGGAAGCGTGATCACATTTGGCGAACCAGAACCCATCCTGACGACCGGCACGGATTATCACAATATCTGGTATGACAATGAGTATGACCACTGGCGACTTCCGATTGATCGCCTGGCGCTGGCCCAGTTGCCGAACCTTAACGGCCAGCATGGTGGTGTACTGTATGCGCGGCGCAATATGGTGGCCGGTGGCTACATCGGCGGCGGCCTGACGCCTGACCAGGTCGAACAGGCTGTCTTTGATTACCTGCTGTTTGGTGACGTTGCTATCCTGAAAATTCGTAACGTATTCGGGGAAGTGATCGACCTGCTGCCGCTGCCGTCGCTGTATCTTCGCTGCCGAAAAGACGGGTCGTTTGCTGTTTTGCAGGAAGGGCCAGCACTTATCTATGACCCGGAAGACATCGTCTTTTTTAAAATGTACGACCCGCGCCAGCAGGTGTATGGCCTGCCTGACTATATTGGCGGCATCCATTCGGTGTTACTCAACAGTGAGGCAACCATCTTCCGACGCCGTTACTACAACAACGGGGCGCACATGGGCTTTATTCTCTATACCAGCGATCCGAATCTTACTCTGGAAATGGAAAACGAAATCAAAGAGAAGATCGCCCAGTCCAAAGGGCTGGGTAACTTCCGAAATATGTTTATCAACATCCCGAAGGGCGACCCGGAAGGGGTTAAAATCCTGCCGGTGGGCGAAGTCAGCGCAAAGGACGAATTTGCCAACATCAAAGGGATCACCGCACAGGATATCTTTACCGCTCACCGTTTCCCCGCTGGCCTGGCGGGTATCATCCCGACCAACGGCGCGGTAATGGGCAACCCTGAAACCGCCCGCACAACCTATCGCAAGGATGAAGTTATCCCCTTGCAGCGCAAGCTAATGAACGGCGTCAACAATGACCCGGAGATCCCCGCACACTTGCACCTGGTTTTTGACGTGGATATCCCGGCAATTACCACCGAAAAGGGCGAAAAATGAACGCAGTTAAGTTAAAATCATCCCCACTGTTAGCAATGGCGTGCGGGATGGTGAACATGCGAGTTTTTAAAATTAAATGTCCTGAATGCGGCTCACCGGCCATCATTCGTAAATCTGACTGGAAAGACAAAAAACTGGCTGATTTATACTGCGCCTGCACGGAAGTTGAATGCGGCCACACCTTTGTTTTTAACGCCCAGTTTTCACATACCCTCAGCCCCAGCGGGCTGACCGGCAACAAGCTGGTTAAATTCCTGATTGACCGACTCAAGCCGGAAGAACGGCAATTCGCGCTGGACCTGCTCAACGGCCAGACGGCATAAACGAAGCCCGCATAAAGCGGGCTTCTTTTCATTTAGAGTGATGTAATGTTATCCGCTATTTTGTTACATTCATGGTGGATTTTGCCCTAATATCTGAGGAAAGAAGATATGCGAATGACCGCTCCAACCAAATCCTTTACTGATGGATTTTGTGAGAATGATGATATTTTTGAAAGAAAAAAACTCCACGATATCATTATGCGGGTTGCCACTAACGCCCCTGATAAAAGTTTAGTTTTAGCATTAGATGATAAATGGGGTAATGGGAAAACTTCATTTGTAAAAATGATGGAGTCAGAGATAAACAAAAACCACTCCGACGATTTCGAAGTCATCTATTTTGATGCTTTTAAAAGTGATTATCAGTCTGATCCATTTGTGGCATTAACTTCTAGCATATATTCTCTTATAAACAAAAGTGATGGAAAGTTAAAAACGCTATGTAAGGAACTGTTAGACATTGGAAAAAAACTTGGTGCCTCATTTGCTATAAATGGTGCGAAGTTTGCAATCAGTACACTTTCAGGTGGGTTACTATCTGGAACCGTTTTTGATAAGGCTACAGACACAATAACTGACTCTATCTCTTCGCCCGTAGAGGAATATATAGAAAGCAAAATAAAAAATAGTGAAAGTGAAATCGCGATTATTGAGCGGTTTGGTGATTTATTAACTAAAATTTGTGAACAAAGTGGTAAGAAAATATTTTTTATAATCGATGAGCTTGATCGTGCCCGCCCTGACTTTTCATTAGACTTATTAGAGAAAATAAAACATATATTTTCGGTTAAAGGTGTTATTTTCCTGTTGGTTGTTAATCGTGAACAATTTGAAAAAAGCATTGAATGTCGATATGGCAATATTAACGCAAGGCTGTACCTTAATAAATTTGTCCATTACTGGTTTAGTCTTCCGAAGAGAAGCTATCTTTCTGAGGATTGTTTAAATAGATTTAAGCACTCCACTATAAAACAATACCTTCTCACTATAGATAATGGTAATAATTTCTTCGTTCGCAATGGCTCCCTTGTAAATACGCTGGCGTATTTGTTAGAAGTCAATGGTTGTTCACTACGAGAGGCTGAGCGTTGTTACTCTGTGTTTGCAGTTATTGCAAATCCGAATAAAATAAACGAGTACAGTACCGATGCTTATAAAGTTGCAATGGGACTAGTTGCATTTCTGAAAGTTCATAACCCTCAAATTCTATCTGATATCATATATAAGCGATATGAATTAAAAGAAATTCTACCAAAGCTATCAATCAAAAGAGAACATTTAGAATATATCTCGGAGGTCTACTTACTTGATCACTTACTACAGTACCACTACAAATCAGATGAAGAATTAAAAAACCCTGAGAACCAAAATCAATTTTCTGACTTACAAGGTTATTTTGGTCGAAGAGCCCCTGTTTTAGAAATGATGTTTGAAACAGTTGAAGGGTTTAATATTAGTTATTAAACCGTAAAAACATTATTTGCAGGCTCTTTGCCGCCCGCACCCGCAGAATCCTGCAGGCCGACGCAAACAGTTGCGACGTCCTGCAGGATTGCATTCATTCTTTTGGGGGGCGACCTTCTGCACCCGCCAGCATTTTTTGATACTCCCCGACCGGATCAAACCGCAGACGCGTGGCATCTATGCCGTGGTTTTCCCGCAGACGTTCCCATAATTTATTCACCATCCGTGACTCGTCGGGTAATTGACGCGTTATCAACTGGCCGCCAGCACTGGCCCGATAAACTTTTCCGCCAATCTCCAGACGGCTCCCCATTAACAGCGAAACGGCCTGAATCTCTGAAATCTCAACCGAACACAACACCGCATCTGCCAGCAGACTGGCAACCGCAGGGGCAAGCGCTGCCTGCCTAGCTTTTTCAGCCTCCGATCTGGCCTCGGTTTTTTCAACGGCAGAACGCCAGGCGACATCTAATTCGCTTCCTGGCTCATAAGGTGATCCGCTTTGCCGCCTTTTGAATGGTGTTTCACGTAGTCGCCGCATCAATTTGCGCCGCGTTGGCTGGTCCATATCTTCAAAATCGACGATTTCATCGTCTGAATCTTCTGTCGTTAACTCTCCGTCAGCTGGCACAGCCATTTCTGACATTGAAAAATCGGTGATTTTTTCGTCTTCCGTAGAGTTATTGACAGAACTCGAACTCAAACACTCTGTACATTTTTGTGCAGTATAAAAAGTCTTCATGTTGATCATCAGTGCATAGACTTTTATGATTAGTTCAAAATGGCATTGTGCAGTATGCTCCACAACGGGTGAGACTTATGAACATTCAAACCGAGACAATTTTTAGCATTGGGCATGGTGCTCGCAGGCTAGAAGAATTTATAGCTTTGTTGAAAAAATATCATATCAGATATGTTATAGACGTTCGTTCAAAACCCAGATCTAGGTTTCACCCACATTTTAATCGTGAAGCTTTGACTCTTCATTTGAAAGAAGCAGGCATTCGATACGTATTCATGGGAGAACAATTAGGTGGTATTCCTAAAGATGATCAATGTTACGATGAAGACGGACGGGTTGATTACGAAAAAATAAAAAACAAAGCTTTTTTCCATGAGGGAATTGAGAGAATAAAAACGGCTCATTCAAAAAATTTAAAAATTGCATGTATGTGTAGCGAGCTATCCCCTTGCGATTGCCATAGAAGTAAATTAATTGGTGATTACTTGCAATCACTCGGGATAGAAATGCAGCATATAGATAAGAAAGGAGATATTAGTTCACAAAATGACGTAATGAAGGAAGTGCTCGGCTCAAACGGTGAATTGGACCTATTTTCGGACAACACCAAAAAATTAAAATCAAGAAAATCGTATCGTTGAATAAAGGGTATTGAGATGAATACTGATGTAATAATTCTTTCCAGAACAAAAATGTCTGGAGATAAAATTTGCGTAGGTGGATTAGATCTTAATAGTGGGAAGATGTTAAGATTATTGGATAATAGAGCAAGTGCTTTGACTTCAGCTTATCCATATAGTATTGGCGAAACATACTCAATAGAGTTTGCTGAAAGGTATCAAGTAGCAGCCCCACATGTTGAAGATGTAGCTGTTTATGACTACAGCTTAGCGAAAAGTTTTAATAAAGTAGATCTAGATACTATCGTCCATAAACACTCTGGTACATATAACAATCTTAGTGAACTCTTCTCTGGAAAACTTCACTGGCAAAACTCCAAGGGATATGCTTTGGAGTCAGACCCTCCGGAATTTAGCGTTCAAATAGCAAAAATTAATAAAATCCTAGTTAGAAATGGAACTGACTTTCAAGAGTTCGGCTCACTCAATCCGCGCAAAGTTAAATATGTTGGCGAACTTGATATAAATAGACTCCCTAGTAGAATAAATCCTGGCACACCTATTAGATTTTCTTTAGCTCGACCTTGGGATAAGGATAATAATGGTATTAAAGTGTGTTATTTACAACTATCTGGAGTTTACATTTAAAAATTATTTAATATTAGAATAACGCGCTCAGCATTAACTTATTTTATAAAATGCAGAGCGCCTTATGAAATATAACTATTCAAACCTTTCGTTGAATCAATATCATTTATATTCGAAAATTACTCTATCGCCTTTCTCCAGCGACTGAGCAACTCATCAACTCTATGCCTTGCCAGCGTTTTACGCCAGTTCATATCCGCACCGGTCACAATCAACTCCCCTGTAATTTGGTTGGCACGGTAAGTAGTATCAAGCGCAGTCACTTCTCTCCCTTGTACCAGCTTTAGCACTTGCACAGGTGTGATTTGGATCTTTCTTAACTTCGCCCAATCCAGTACCTGAGCAACTAGGGCTGTAACGTTCTTATCTACTACGCTTTCTTCCTGGCGGAGCGCATACGCGGCTTTTAAATAGCTTTCCGCTCTAGCTCGGTTATATTCGGTGCACTCACCCACAGTGATACTGTACGCAAGTGACTCAAACTCATCTGCTGCTGAAACACGCTGCGTTTGTTTGTGGATTTTCAGGCCTTCAGCAATCTCTTTTTTCTGTTCCCACCTTAATTTGCCGATTTCAAATTGCTCTGGAGATTCATCCCTAGTCGGCAAAGTCAGATCTGGCCGATAAACAACCTGGCAATCTGTTTGTTTTTTGTACTCAGTACAGTTATTGACACGAGTCCTAGAGGGCGCAGACGCGCCCTTAAGGTCAACAGCAAGGTCAACGGCCTTGCCTGAATCGTTAATAATCTCCGGTTTCTTACGCACAATCCGATAAGAATGTAGGCGGGTTTCAACTGGCGGCATGAAGATGTGAGGCATCACCAGTCCTTTAATTAAGGTCTGGTATTCACCGTGATCGTTTGGCTGGTCTTTTTGTTGATACCAGATGCGCAGTGGCAGATCACAACGGGCAACCAACGCCCCACCCTGCAATTGGGTGTATTGCTGCCAGTCGCCAGCATCCGCTGCACGGTGCAGCTCGGCAAACAACGGGTTAATCTGGTCTGCCTTTTCCTGATTGCGGAATCGACGTAGCTCGCGCCAGACTGAAACAGGCGCACCACCAAGGAACTGGAATTGACGAATACCCCAGCATGATGCCCAGGCCGTCGCATGTTTTGAGGTTTCTTTTAATGGTCTGCCGTTCTCGTCATCTGTTTCACCGTCGAGCGCGTAACCATCAATATTCTTGCTGATATACTTCACCACATAACCGGTGGCGCTTCCGATTTCATGATCGATAGGCTTCATTTCGAAACGTGGACGAATGCCATGCTTACCCTGCAATTCGTCCTCATCCTCGCGGGTGGCGTAGTCCTTCATCACTTCCAACAATTCAGCTGAATGTTCTGGTAAGGAAAACAGAAGACCATGCCAGTGTGGCGTTCCGTCGTGGTGAGATTCAGCCACGCGAAGCCCAAACACCTGAATATCGCGGCGGGCCAACTCAGCGCGGATCTGTTGCCAGACTCGATTAAGATAACGTTGCGTGGTTCTTGGACTGGCCCCGTTCCATTTGCCATTACGATGACCGAAGACGGTATAGGCATGATATTTGGAAGGTGCTGTCATGGTGAAAAACTGCCCTGCATAGCCACTTTCGGTAGCGACTTTCTCGAAGCCACCGATGCGAGTCATAAGCTCAACGCGGCGCAAAGCTGGGTTAGATATGCTCTTATCTATTTGCTCAATGAGTGAAATGCGTTCTTTGGTTTCCTGATCTTCCAGCTCAAGCCTGGCCATAATCGCCCGGCTGCGTTTCCGCCTAGTGTCCCACTCTTCAACATGATGCTTACTGCAATATGGCGCAGCGCCTCGCTTCACATCACCAAAAGCGATGTGCAGATGTTCACGCCAGCGCGTGCCGTACTTTTTAAGATTTCGGTGCCAGTAGCGATCATCCAGCATCTTGCTGATACCGGTCGTCGCCTCATCAATAAACAATTTACCCCGGCAATACTTTTCCCAGTTCGGTGGCGTTAGAAAGAAAAGACGCGCAAGTTGTGCCGCCTCGGTGTAAAGGTATTCGGCATACCGGCGATCACTTTGCGTCTCTACCGTTTCGTGTACCTCGCTCAGCACCGACCGCATATAGATCGCAATATCCTGCGCTAATAGTTCAACATCTTCCGGCGTGTAGTCCGGCAGCCTGTTGAATCTCTCAACTAAACCGTTAAGGGTATCAAATACATGGTAAAGCGGGTTTAACTTTTTGAATGCTGTTTCAGCTTGTGATTTTGCGTCTTCGGTCATCGCAATTGCGTATTGAGCATTCACCATATTGATGGGCGGCAGCTCTCTGCGGATGATGTCTCTTACTGCCTGACGGGCAATATGTCGGCCCTTCATCGTGTGAATACTGTCAATGCGAGAAGCCAAGCGCAGGCGTATAAAGCGAGGAAGTCTCGAAAGGGTAAGTTTCACCCACGACAAAAACTCTTGTTCTTGACCCAATTCGAATAGATCAACAACAGGAGTCTTATCAACATAAATAGCTGCATTAGGCTTTTGCCACTCGTAATCGTAATTGATATCAGCAGCAGAATTAGACATACCCCTGCCGCCAACTAACTGGCGGCGATTGTTACTCGGCCGAACAAACGCGGAGTCTGTCACCGCTCAGACTCCACGCCACATGTCGCAGCCGTTGCCAGCATTTCGTTATAGGTCGCGTTACCCATTACAGGGCCACAATCAGGGCAACCACCACCACCGGCACGACCACAGCCGCTACACAATTTGAGGACGCCGATCACTTCACTGGCGGCCCCTCGGGTAATGGCGTTCGCGCTAACAGAACGGTTAACGCTGATTTCCTGGAAGTTGAAACAGCGATAAATCTCGCGGGTGACTGGGGTGTCGCTATTGGACAGGATCACCGGCGAACCAGTAAGGCGGTTAATATCCAGCAGGACGGCAGCTAACTGGCGATGTTCTTTAATGCCAAACGGGGCTGTGTGATATTGGGTGAAATTAGCTGTTTCGCTTGTTGGCAGGTATGGCGGATCGCAGTAGATAACCGCGTCACTACCAATCATGATTTTTAACGTGCTCTGGAAATCGCAGCACACGAAAATGGCTTTCGTGTCGTTAGCTTTTTCAGAGAATAAACGGATCTGTTCTTCCGGGAAGTAAGGCGGGGTTTTGTGACGCCCAAAGGGAACGTTATATCCACCCTGTTGGTTGTAGCGTACTACGCCGTTATATCCGTGACGGTTCAGGTAAAGAAATTGTGCTGCACGAAGAATCTTGCCCGCGTCCGGCCCATCTTCAAACACACTGCGCAATGACAGTAGGTCACGTGCGCGGGCGTTGAAATCATCGCGGATCCATTTATAGCCGTCTTTATCGCCGTACACTTTAAACAGTGGGCGAGCAGCGTCGATCACCGCATCAGGCCAGCGGGTTATCTGGCGATACAGGTTAATTAAATCTGGGTTGATATCACCCAGGATATAACGGCGATATTCAGTATTGAGGAAAACAGAAGCACCGCCGACAAACGGTTCCACCAGGCAATCGGCTTTCGGCAGAATCGGCAGCAAATCAGGCATAACGCGGCCTTTACCACCGGGCCATTTAACGAGAGATCGAATCATTTTTACTTTCTCCAGGGTGCAAGAAGCCCGACGCGTTAGCGCCTGTTTCTTTTTTGTGGGTAGTTAGTTGTTAATTTACTGCGTTATCTGGCGCGGGTGGTTTGTCGCGTATCGCCTGAATTTCGGCGCGTGGTGCGGCGTAGTCCTCAAATTCCCACGGCATTGATGCTGCAAATTCGGAAAGGCGCTTAATGCCCATCAAAAGGCACGTTTGCTCCTTTTCGGTTAGATTTTCGTAAGTACAACCCAGCTGTTTGGCGGTCAGCTTCGGCATTCCGACTATGTATCTGGACGCATCGTTTGCCAGGATGAAAATCACCTTTTTGCAGGCATCATCCAGGCGGTTAAAACGGGTTGCAGTGTCATTCACGCGTGAGGCGTTCAAACTGGCTTGCAGCCGCGCCCGTTGCTCTAAGAACTGGCGGCGACCTGGCTGTTGTTCTGTCTTATCCATCAACATAACCACCTCCCCGAACTACGCAAAGATGCCCATTAAGCGGGAAAACCAGCGGCGCTTATTACGCGGGCGCGACATGAACGGTACACGGTAGTTTTTAACAAATTGAACATCTAACGCTTTCGGCTGGAAGAACCTCCCGTCCGGGGTTTCAATCCAGCCACGTTGATGCTGACGGTGGGTGATCTGCTGGCCGTGGGTGAGCAGGCTGGCGAGTGAAGGGCACTGTGTTAAGTCCATGATGATCTCCGTCATATTGAAAAGATGCCGGGATATAACCCCACGCCCGGCACGTGTTTCCTGTGATAACATCGCTATGCCTGTGAAACTTTGGAGAGTGAATCAGGCATAACAATCACCAACACAGAAGGAGTTGTAATGAAATTCAATGTATTTTTTAAAAAAGACCACGGATCACACTGGGTGCTTTCCGATGGTGCCCCCCTCTTTGAAAGTCCACTATTTGAAACAAGACCTAAAGCCATTGATGACCTTGAGAACTTTGTAGGCCTTATGGAATCGCCAATCTTTATTAAGGCTGGTGACGATATTAATTCTGGCGATACAGAAAACTGTCCATCTGTAGTTATTTCTTTAAAACAGCATGAATCGCTATGGGGCTGGGAATTATTTATCTCAAAAAATGGACAACTGTCTAAAGTTACCGAAAGTTCAGGAAATGGCTTTGACTCATTAGAATTAGCAAAGCAAAATGCCCAGTTTTTCCTTAATGCCATTATCGACGCTCCTATTCTGGATCAAGCCGATGTCGCTATCCCCAGCATGCACTTCTCAAAATCTTTCGAGGAAACGCACCACATTGGTGACACTCACCCATCTAGTAAATGGTTCAAATAATCCATCACTGTGGCGTTATCGTTTTTCTTGTGCGAGGTGGTACATCTCGCACGGTTTCTTCATCAACAATCAACTCATAAACTCTGATGCTGTTATCACCTTTTGATACGTCATCAAATACCTGAAAAAGAAAACTCATGAATTGCTCATAAGTGACGCTGGGTTCAACATACCCACCTGTAACCTCAATTAATGGTGTTAGTCCTGAATTATCTGCTAACGAAACGCAGTCCAACTTATCCAAACGGAAAAAGTAATTACCGCAAGGTGTTCTTTTATCCTTAATCCGTATAAACACATTTGATAACGCTGTATGACTATCTGAGAGTTTAAAGATTTTTGCCGTGTCCATTTTATTCAACCCTGTAAGTTGCTTATGATGGATTGCCCAGACCCAACCACATTAACCACCCTTCCCTAATTTCCTTCGGGCGGCTCTCATACGCCATTTTCATGCCGTTGTTCCAGGCTGGAAGATAGACCCAGTACTCACCTGCCCGCCCGGAAGTTGATTGCGGATCGGTCATTTCAACTACAGGTAGCTTTCCTTTTTCAATCATCCCCTTCACCGCTGCCGGTGTTTTACCAATGAGTTTTGCGAACTCCTGATATGGGACGGCATCTGTGCTTAACGCGATCTGTTTAACCATTTAAGGCCCTCACAAGTTTAAGAATCGTCACCAATGGCTTATAGTTGCTTTTGATGTTCATTTCTAAACATCAAACAGTCTACATCTAAATCAAATAGTATTGAGATCTAAACACCATGTCAAACGCCTTAAACGAGAAAATTGTACTCATCAGAAAGTCTGAGTATCTCAGCAGACAGCAACTTGCTGATTTAACAGGCATTCCCTATGGCACTTTAAGTTATTACGAAAGTGGTCGTTCTACACCGCCCACGGACGTAATGATGAGGATTTTGCAAATGCCCCAGTTCAGCAAATACACGTTGTGGTTTATGACCGATCAGGTTGCTCCCGAAGCCGGTCAGATAGCACCGGCCCTCGCACACTTTGGGCAAGATGTAACAACATCGCAGCACTCAGACCAAAAGATTGGTTAACCATTCACCAGGCGCATCTTTATTACAAAATTTGTTTACTTGTTGCCAAATACAACAAGCACAACAAGTTTGTGAAATCTAAGCGCAAGGGAAAATTAACAGCAGCAAAGAAAACTCAACCTAGCACCATTCATTTGGGGGTCTTATGACAATTAAGAAACTCGATGATGGTCGTTATGAAGTGGATATCAGACCTGCAGGGCGCAACGGAAAGCGCATCCGCAGGAAATTTGACAAGAAAAGTGAGGCTGTAGCTTTTGAGAAACACACTCAATACAACCATCACGATAAAGAATGGCTAGCTAAACCGACAGATAAGCGGCATCTGTCTGAATTAACAAAAGTCTGGTGGGATCTGAAAGGCAAGCATGAAGAACACGGAAAATCCAATTTGGGTAAGATTGAAATCTTTACCCGGATCACTGATGACCCTTGCGCGTTCCAGATAACCAAAGCGCTTATTAGCCAGTACAGCATGACTCGCAGAGGGCAAGGCATAAAACCGGCCAGTATTAACCGCGACCTTACCTGCCTGAGTGGTATGTTTACTGCGCTAATTGATGCGGAACTGTTTTTTGGCGAACACCCTTTCAGAGGGATGAAAAAGCTCAAGGAGCAGAAACCAGAAACAGGCTATCTGACGCAGGAAGAAATAACATTGTTACTTGCCAATCTTGACGGGGACAACAAGAAAATCGCGATCCTCTGTTTAAGTACCGGCGCTCGATGGGGTGAAGCCGCGAAACTGAAAGCTGAGAACGTAATACAGAATCGGGTGACGTTCGTTAAAACAAAGACGAACAAACCGCGCACAGTCCCTATCTCTGAGGAAGTTGCTGTAATGATTGCGGGTAAAGGTTATCTGTTCCCTGATGCCTCATATCCGAAGTTCAGGCGAACAATGAAAGATGTAAAACCAGATCTACCGAGCCTGTACATAGATTTGTGTAATTGCCTGATTTTGATATGTTCAATCCAGCATCAAATGAAGGTTAATTTATGGACGAAAAACAGTTACAGGCTCTGGCTAACGAACTGGCCAAAAACCTCAAAACCCCTGAAGACCTCAGTCAGTTTGATCGGCTGCTGAAAAAACTCAGCGTTGAAGCCGCTCTCAATGCTGAGATGACACACCATCTTGGGTATGAGAAAAATCAGTCCAGACCAGGAGCTAACTCCCGCAACGGTTATTCCACAAAGACCGTTATCACAGGCGACGGTCCACTGGAACTGCGTACTCCGCGCGATCGTGACGGTACCTTCGAACCGCAACTGGTAAAGAAAAATCAGACCCGTATTACCGGGATGGATAACCAGATCCTGTCGTTGTATGCCAAAGGGATGACCACCCGTGAGATAGCTACTGCGTTCAAAGAACTGTATGACGCA